GTGCAACTGTTTATTACATTTCTGGCTTTGTTGCTGACGATAGTGCTCCGGCATTTTCGGATGCATAATAGCTAATAACTAATTAAACAATATGGGAGGGGTTTCGACCCCTCCTTTAACTTAAAATTATGGAGAACATATAATGACTATATCAAAAGACGAATTACTAGCAAGAAAAACTGAATTAACTACTAACGCTGAAACAATACAAGCAGACATAGTTAAAAGTGAGAATCAAACTAAAACATTGAGGAACAATCTTAATGCTATGGTGGGTGCCCTTCAACAAGTAGATATGTTTTTAAAACAAATCGAAGAAAAAGGAGAGCCAATGCCACCTGAGAAACAACAAGCATTAGATATAGCAACCTCATAGGGAGATATTAATGGATAAAAAATTAACAAAAGAAGAATTAAATGGGTTATCTTCAAGAGCAAGAAAATCACATGAAGAAGCTTCTGGTATGATTCACGAAACTTTAACTATTAATCCTAACGCAGAAGTTAATGTTAAGGAAGAAATAAAAAAGGAAAAGAAAAATGAAAAGCTTTAAACAATTTGACTTAAATGAAGATGGTCAATATACAAATCAGTTTTCTCACCAATCAGTAGAAGATGATAATACGGCTATCTTTGATATGGCGAACCCAGAATCTTTACAAAAAGTAAATGCTTTTGCAGGTGCTATTGCTGAACAAGAATACTTACAACCAGGTGCTGCTATGCATCAGTTAGCTATGAAACTAGCAACGATTGGTTTAAACTATACACTACCTAAAGTTGAAGGCAACAATGGTAAAAGTGTTGTAGAAGTATCTCAGTTTGGTGGAAGATATGGTAAGACTACTGATAATTCTAATGGACCTATGTCTAAAGGAACTGAAATAGAAAATGGCGATGGTATTTCTCACAAAAAAGATGGTGGATTAAAACTAGAATTTACATGGGAAAAACAATCAAACAATACTTACAAGGTTTTTGCGAATTTAATATAATACGATAACTGATTGGTGATATATAATGGTTGATTTCTCAACATTAACACCAGAGAATATTAATATGTTTGCTATGAAACATTATGATAGTATCTCTTGTGTTGACGAACAAGAATTTTTAGATGATATGAAAAGATTTAAATACCTAAAAAGGTTATTTAGAAAATATGATACATCTAAAGACTTAAAAATGCGATTGATTATAAATCATATAATCATTCTTGCTAATATGTTTGGCGTTGACGCTGCAACATCATTATTATTTTTTAAGATAGAGAGAGAACATTGGTCAATACTAAAAGCATTTCTAGTATTTCTACATTATATGCCAGAAAATGATTTAGTAGATATAACAATCAATCACGAAGTTATGGGAAAATTAGGACAGATTTAATGGGCAGAGCAATTGACGCTTTAATAGCATTCAGATTAATAAAACTATTGGTTACACCTTTTAATAAAACCAAAGCATTTAAACTTGGTATTATTGACGCTAAGGGTAAAGTTTTAATTAAATCTAAACAGATTGATAAACTACCTACATCTAACGAAAGATTGGCAGCAAGAAAAGCATACACAATGCTTATTCGTTTTGTTTTTAATCTCAAAAGATTATTAAGTAAAGTAGGTATTCGTGGTCCTATAGGTTCAGCAACAGCAGCCGCAATCGCATTTTTCAAAGAAGAATATGGAGAAAATCCTGAAGTAGAAAGAGAAGTTTACAAACACTTGAAAGAACAAGGGTTTGAATTTGATATTTCTGAGAACTATGGTGAGCCATTATCTGAAGGAACATACAAAGTTAAACATGACATATACAACTTAGAAGGTGATATAGTCATAAATATAGACGAACAAGTTGATTTTAAGACGGTCACAGACACTATACTAGGGTATGATGTATTCAAGTACAAAGATGTTTATTTAACAACAGAGGATTTATATGTCAATTAAAGAAGATGCTCCAGTAAATGCTACTGGCACTAATGTTGCAGGTACAGGAGATGATTCATCAACAGTAGTTGTTAAAAAGAAAAAGAAACTACAAGATAAACTAATGAAAAGACTAGGAATTAAAGAAACACTTGATAGACTTGTTCCTGATTTAGAATATACTGTAGATGAAATCACACAAAGAAAAAATCAATTAAAAGAACTTGCTTTAAAATCAGAAGGTGCTGCTGTACCTAAAGATAAAGAAACAAAACAACCTAAAAAATATGTGTCAGGATTATCTGGTAAAGATAAGAAGTCACACGATAAACACTTAGAGAAACAAAATAAGAAATCTGATAGTGATAAATCAGCATATAAACAATCACCTGCTGATAAAAAAGCAAAGACTAAACCATCTGTACATACTAAAAAATTCAAACAGATGTACGGTGAAGATTATCTAAATGAAAAAATTAAAGGCCTAGAAAATAAAGCAGAGAAATCAGGTATGCCTTATTCAATACTAAAGAAAGTATATGATAGAGGTATGGCTGCATGGAAAGGTGGTCATAGACCTGGTACTACTCCACAACAATGGGCATTTGCGAGAGTTAATTCTTTCACAACTAAGAGTTCTGGTACATGGGGTAAGGCAGATAGTGACCTTGCTAAACAAGTAAGAGGACAATAGTGATTAAATCATACAAATCATTTGTTAAAGAGTATGCTATGGGACTTCAAGTTCCTGCTACTAGTTATTTAAAACCTATTGCTAGTTTAAGTCCGTTAAGAAAAAAAGAAAATGTGAAAGTGAGAGAAAAATGGATGAAAGAATTAAAGAAGAAAAAGTAGATTTTATAGGATCTTATCACCCTTTTCCAAAAGAAGCGCCCAAGTATTGGCGTATGTTAAGGATGAAACAATTAAGACAAGAAGTTTTATTAAAAAGAAAACAAAAGGAGAAATCAATGAGTACTTGGATTAGAGATAGAATTAAAGAGATTTCAACATGGTCAGGAATAAGTTTAGTTGTAGTAGGTCTATTATGGATATTTGCAGCTAGTTTATTCAATTGGGTTGCTTATTTAGCAATTGCTTGGGGTGTTTACTCTATTATTAAAAAACAAGGTTAGTAAAATGAATCGTGATTTGAACAACAAGTTTTCTTGGAAGACTGCTACATTTATGGCTAAATTAAGTTATCATGCTTATGATGGTCTAGATGAATTTAAAAAAGTCTTTAAGAAAGATTGGGATATAAAATTTTTTGATTGGGGTGGTACTGAATGTTTTATATTAAGTTGCCCTAAGAATTATATTGTATCTTTTAGAGGTACACAAGCTACATCTTGGGAAGACATTAAAGCAGATATCAATGTTCACAAATCTAAAAGAGAATATCAACCAAACAATTCTGGTACAGGATCATTTGGTAAAGTACACTCTGGATTTAGACACGCCTTGAATGATATTTGGGATAATTTATTAGAAGATTATACTAAAAATGGTAAAGGTAAACAGTTGTTAGTTACAGGACATAGTTTAGGTGGTGCCCTAGCAACATTATACACAGACAGAATAAACGACCCTAAGTCCGTTTGTTATACTTTTGGTTCACCAAGAGTAGGTAATAAAGACTTAATAAGTAACATGAGATTTACTTGTTATAGATTTAGGAACAATAATGATATAGTAACAAGAGTCCCCTTTGAATTGTTGGGATTCTCTCATAAAGGAGAACTTAAATACTTTAATTGTGATGGGATAATTAGACACGGCTTTAGTCGTTGGTATTTATTCTCACAATGGATTAAAGGAACTTACAGAACTTTAATGAGAGATAAGACATGGGATGCCTTTGCGGATCACTCTATAGGTGAATACTATAACTTATGTAAACAGCAGTTAATAGAAGAAAATTTAGATGTTTAAGATTAAAATAATATTAATGTTATTAGTATTAGCGGCAAGTGCTGGAGGATATGCTTATGTTCAAAAGTTACAGAAAGATAATGCTATTCTTAAAATCAATCAATCAAAACTAGAAACTGCTGTTACTGAAGGTAACCAAGTTATTGAACAACAAACAAATGATTTAAAAAAGATACGAAGTACTTTATCTAATCTTGAAGAAGAAAAGAAAAAGTTACAAAAAGATAGAGATAGTCTATCAAAGAAATTAGGCAAACATGACATTGGGGAACTTGCAGAAAAGAAACCAGGTCTAGTTGAAAAGATTATAAACAAAGCAAGTGATAGTGCCGCAAGATGTATGGAAATAGCATCAGGCAGTCCACTTACCGAGGAGGAATTAAATGCTACGCCAAATAGGGAATGTCCTAGTTTTTGGCCTAGTAGTGATACTACTGAGTAGTTGTGCTGCTGGTGTAAAAACAATTCAGACTTACAAAATTGAAAAGAAAAGAGAACCTTTAGCAATAGAGGATCCTGATCCTTTGAAGTTGCAAGATATTGATTGGGTTATTATCACAAAAGATAATGCAGATGAAGTATTTGAAAAGATTAAAGCAGGTGGTGGTGAGTATTCATTGTTTGCACTAACAGATAAAGGTTATGAAAAATTATCATTAAACTTTGCTGATATCAGAAACAAACTATCAGAACAGAGGCAGATTATATTATCTTATAAAGACTATTACGAATCAGAATAGATAAATATATGTATGCCAGATATAGAAAATCTTAAAACAGAAATAGCATTACTTAAAAAAGACGCCAAGACAGGTGAACTTATACATCAACGATTAGAAGTAGCAATAGAAAAACTATCTGATATCGGTGTTAGTTGTAAGCAAATGCTTTCTCAACAACAAACAAGATTAGAACGAGCTGAGCAAACAGATGATGATATCTTTATCACATTAGAGTCCCGAAGAAAAGAATGGGATAAGGACCTCAAAGAACTACACTCCAGAATAACTACCAATAGTAGAGAATTAAGAGAACATCAGGTACAATCTGAAAATAAAATGCTTGATGAGCTTCGTGCTATGAGAACTCAATTATCTGAAAGAGTAGGTGTACTAGAGAAATGGAGATGGATCATCATTGGAGGGTCTATTATCGTTGGATTAATGATGTCAAACCCAGATAATATGATATTTGACTTCTTTGGATGATCGCTTGACTTTATGACGATTTTTTGTTATAATATAAAGTATGTCGTATATTGATACTAAGTTTCTTAATCTCCTATCAACTAGACTTCCAAAATTTAAAAGAAAATCAGAAAATCTATTTAACTTCAGATGCCCACATTGTGGTGATTCTAAAAAATCATCATCAAAGGCAAGGGGTTTTGTTTACCGAAAAAAAAATGATATGTTTTTTAAATGTCATAACTGTGGCGTTGGTCAGACACTTGGTAATCTTATTAAGTTTCTTGATCCTACTATGTACAAAGAGTATGTCTTTGAAAGATTCAAAGATGGTAAAGTTGAATCAGAAAAACCTGAATTTGATTTCACACCATCAAAGATTTTAAAATCTAAAACTGCTAATGAAAAACAATTAGATAGTTTAAAAAGATTTGACCAATTAGTTACTACACACCCAGCAAAGAAGTTTGTTTTTGATAGATTGATTCCTAAAGAACATTGGGATAAGTTTTTCTTCTGTTCTAAATTTTTTGAATGGACTAACAGTATCGTTCCTAATAAGTTTCCTTCTTTACAAAAAGACCACCCAAGAGTTGTAATACCTTTCTATGATAGAGCAGGTAAGTTTTTTGCATTTCAAGGCCGTGCATTTGGTAAAGAACAACCTAAGTATATTACAATCAAGTTTGATGAAACAAAACAAAAGATTTATGGTATTGATAGAATTGATTTAAATAAACCTGTGATGATTACAGAAGGTCCTATCGATAGTTTATTTTTAGACAATGCAATTGCTCTTGCAGGCGCTGATGCTGTTGTAAATATACAACACGAACAATGCACAATGATTTTTGACAACGAACCTCGCAACGAACATATAGTGAACAGAATGAAAACGGCTGTTGATAAAAAATTTAATTTGGTTGTGTGGCCAGAATCGTTGAAATACAAAGATATTAACGATATGATAATTGCTGGAATGTCATCAACAAAGGTTTCAAGTCTTATACATAGTAGTACATATTGCGGATTACAAGCACATCAACACATCAACAACTGGAAAAGGATTTAAATGGTCTCGAAAGATAATTTATCAGTAACTAAGCGTAACGGTCGAGGCAAAGAGTCCTTAAATATAGAGAAAATACATTCAATGGTTGGGTTTGCAACTGAAGGAATTACAGGGGTTAGTGCCTCTCATGTAGAAATGAATAGTGGTATACAATTCTTTGATGGTATCAACACAGAAGATATACAACAGATATTAATTAAGTCAGCAAATGATTTAATCAGCTTAGAAAATCCTAATTATCAATATGTCGCAGCAAGATTACTATTGTTTTCTTTACGAAAGAATTTATTTCATAGACTATGGGAACACCCTAGTTTTTTAGACCATATCAAATCATGTATCAAGTTAGAAATGTATGATAAAGATATTCTAGTTAATTACACAGAAGCAGAGATTGAAAAACTTAATGGTATTATAGACCATGAAAGAGATTATAATTTTACTTATGCAGGATTAAGACAAGTAATGGATAAGTATCTAGTACAAGACAGAAGTAATGGTGAGATTTTTGAAACACCACAATTTATGTACATGATGATTGCAGCAACATTGTTTGCTAAATATCCAAAAGAAAATAGATTGACTTATGTTAAAAAATATTACGAAGCTGTTAGTAAATTTAAAATCAATATCCCTACACCTGTTATGGCAGGAGTTAGAACACCATTAAGACAGTTTGCTAGTTGTGTGCTTGTTGATAGTGATGATACTCTTGAAAGTATCTTTAGTTCTGATATGGCTATTGGTCGCTATGTTGCCCAAAGAGCAGGTATCGGAATCAATGCAGGTAGAATTAGAGGTATCAACTCAAAAATACGAGGCGGTGAAATACAACACACCGGCGTTATACCGTTTCTCAAAAAGTTTGAGTCAACAGTTAGATGCTGTACACAAAACGGAGTAAGAGGTGGTTCAGCAACAGTACATTTTCCTATTTGGCACCAAGAAATAGAAGATATATTAGTTTTAAAAAACAATAAAGGTTCTGAAGATAACAGAGTACGAAAGTTAGATTACTCTATACAGTTATCTAAAATATTTTATGAACGTTTTATAAGAGATGAGGAAATTACATTATTCTCTCCTAACAATGTACCAGGATTATACGAGGCATTTGGGTTACCTGAATTTGATGATTTGTATGTGAAGTATGAAAATAGTAAAAAGATACCAAATACAAAAGTAAGAGCACAAGTATTGTTTATGGATTTATTAAAAGAAAGAGCAGAAACTGGTCGCATATATATTATGAATATTGACCATTGCAATACACACAGCTCTTTTAAAGACAAGGTGTATATGTCAAATCTATGCCAAGAGATTACATTACCAACAAAACCTGTACAACACATTGATGACCCAGAAGGTGAGATTGCATTATGTATTTTATCTGCTATCAATCTAGGGTTGATAAAAGAAAAAGATGAACTAGAAGATTTATGTGATTTATCAGTACGAGCATTAGATGAGATTATAGACTATCAAGAATATCCAGTAGAGGCAGCAAAGAAATCTACTGAAGCAAGAAGAAGTTTAGGTATTGGTTATATAGGTCTTGCTCATTTTCTTGCAAAGAACAAAGTTAAATATAGTGATAAAGAAGCACTTGTATTAGTTGATGAGATTACAGAGGCATTTCAATACTATCTATTGAAAGCAAGTAACAATCTAGCGAAAGAAAAAGGCAAGTGCGATTACTTTCACAAAACAAAATATGCTGATGGGATACTTCCTATTGATACATATAAGAAAGATTTAGACAGCATTATTAAGAGGAAATTAAGTTATGATTGGAATAATCTACGAACAGATATTAAAACTTTCGGGCTCAGACACAGTACCCTTTCGGCTCAGATGCCGTCAGAAAGTAGCTCAGTTGTATCAAATGCAACGAACGGTGTTGAACCGCCTAGGGATTACCTATCTGTTAAGAAAAGTAAAAAAGGAACGCTCAAACAAATAGTTCCTGATTACAATAGACTAAAGAATTTCTATACACTATTATGGGATATGCCTAGTAACGAAGGATATATTAATGTAATAGCTGTAATGCAAAAGTATTTTGACCAGGCAATTAGTGGTAACTGGAGTTACAATCCAGAAAACTACAAAGACAATGAAGTACCCACATCTGTTATGGCAAATGATTTACTAACAACATACAAACTAGGATGGAAAACATCTTACTATCAGAACACATATGACGCTAAGGCAGATGTAGATGAACCTACACATACACTTGGTTGGCATGATAATGTAGAAGAAGAACCAAAGGAGATTATATTAGATGACCAAGAAGAATGTGAAGCCTGTGCCATTTGAGTGTTTTTACGAAAAAATGAAAGAAGAACAAGAGCTGTTGAAGTTGAGTTATGAGGAGTCAGTAAGACAAAAAGAAGAACGAACAAATAGAGAGAAAAAAAATGACAAAAGTATTTAATACAAAAAAAGTAGATTGGTTAAAACAACCAATGTTTTTTGGTGAAGAACCAAACACTCAACGATTTGACCAACAGAAGTATCCTGTATTTGAAAAGTTAAATCAACAACAGTTAGGTTTCTTCTGGAGACCTGAAGAGGTATCATTACAAAAAGATAGAAACGATTATCACTTATTGTCAGCTGACCAAAAACATATCTTTACATCTAATCTAAAGTATCAAACATTATTAGATAGTGTACAAGGTCGTGGACCATGTCTAGCATTTCTACCTTTCTGTAGTTTACCTGAATTAGAATCTATGTTAGTTGCATGGGACTTTAGTGAAACAATACATAGTCGCTCTTATACTTACATAATGAAAAATGTTTACCCAGACCCAACAGCAGTATTAGATACGATTGTTGAAACGCCAGAAATTATGGCAAGAGCAGAAACCGTAACCGAATCGTATGATAAGTTTATAGAGTATGCTCATAGATTTCACATGATGGGAGAAGGTAACAGAAAAGAATTAAAAAGATTATTATACCTAACACTTATCAATGTTAATATACTAGAAGGTATTAGATTTTATGTTTCATTTGCTTGCTCGTTTGCTTTTGGTGAATTGAAACTCATGGAAGGTAGTGCTAAGATTATATCTCTTATTGCAAGAGATGAAAATTTACATCTAGCAGTATCACAAAACATTATAAATAACTATCGTAATAAAGAGAACGATAAAGAAATGTTACAAATCATAAAAGAAAGTGAACAAGAAGTTTATGATATGTACGATATAGCAGTTCAACAAGAAAAACAATGGGCAAAGTATTTGTTTAGAGATGGTTCTATGATAGGATTAAATGATATTCTATTGAATCAATATGTTGAATATATGGCAAACAAAAGAATGAAAGCAATAGGCTTAAAAGTTCAATACGACCAACCACAGACGAACAACCCTTTACCATGGACACAACATTGGTTAAATAGTCGTGGCTTGCAAAATGCACCACAAGAAACAGAAATAGAAAGTTATGTAGTTGGTGGCATTAAACAAGATGTCGAAACAGATAGTTTTAAAGGATTTAAATTATGAGTAACCCAAACTTAAAAACGGTATGTGATGGTTGTAGTGCAAACTACATTGTTAAACATGACCTACCTGAAGATTACATAGAACAGTATTGCCCATTTTGTGGCGAAGAACATGAAGAAGTAGAAGAACAGATTATTGATTATGATGAAGATAAGGACTAGTTGTTGGTTATATCAAGGTAAATCAGTTGAAGAACTTCCTAGTGATTGTGAAGCGTTTGTATATTTGATAACAAATCTTACTGATGATAAGAAGTATGTAGGTAAGAAGTTAGCAAAATTCAAAACTACCAAGAAACCACTTAAAGGTAGAAAGAATAAAAGACGAGGTACAAAAGAAAGTGATTGGAGAACCTATTGGGGATCTTCTGAGAAACTGATTGACGAAGTAAGTAGACTAGGTGAAGATAGATTTACCAGAGAAATATTATACTACTGCCCTAGTCGAGGGGTCGCAAGTTATCTAGAAGCAAAAGAACAGTTTGAGCGAAAGGTGCTTGAATCAGCTGAATACTACAATGGTATTATAAATGTTCGCATTGGTAGTTCTGAAATTTTACGAAAATCGCTGAAGAAATTATCAAAAATCAAATTTGTCTAAATATGAATAGGTGCAACCCGATAGGGGCGTATCTAAATCCGAAATTTGATTTGATATCTCAAACTTCACAATTTGGCGTGAGTAATGGCACAGGTAAAACTATTTGTAACTAAAATTTTAAAAATCTTTAAGAGAAATCCCTATCGTCCAGAGAGGCATTACTTTAGAGGTCGCAAAATAGAACAAAAATAGAACAAAACTAGTCATTATTCACAGCTAATACTATCAAAAAGTGTTGTATTTTTACAACAAACTCATTTAAATCCCCACAATCATATAAATCGTTGATTTTACTAACTTTTTTAGTCCATTTTTATCCATTTTTATTGGAATAACGCTTGCAAATGAGCCAGAATAGTGTATAGTATAAGAATAATAACAATTAAGTTATTATGAAAACGAAAGACTACAATATGAAATTGACTATACAAAACATATACGACAAATTTGCGACTTTAAACACTTCATCTGATAAATTATTTTATCTTGAAGAATTAAAAACTTTAACTTTAATGAAAGTTATTAGTTTTGACTTAAACTTTTCTTCTATTGAAGAATTAATTATGAACGAGGCCTAGATGTTGACTTCGTTTATAATACTAATGATTACTATGTTGATGTTTATATTTTTAATTGCGAAAGTACTTTAATTATGAAACAGAAATTAATTATGAAAAACGAACCAGTTTATGTTCGTACAATTTATGTTGTGCTATTTTTTATTGCAATAACAGTTATGTTCATCTACGGTGCACATTTAACAAATGAGATGCTTGCATCTCAAATAGTCTAGGAGATTATATTATGATTACTTATTTACAATTTATTGAAGAATTAAATAAAATACACACAAAATTAGAAGTGATTTCAAGTGATGATGACCCTGCAAAAATATATGCTAGGGCAATGATTAGGGATATGAAAGAAAACTATCAAGCGATTATTGACGAAAACGAACAACAGGAGAATGCTTAATGTTTCATATAGTTTATTCTAGACATTACTGGAACCATGACGAACAAGGGCAATTTTCAAATACTCATACTATAATGAGAAATGTACCTTATGATAATTTACATAAACATTCATCTGCTTTAGAGGGTTACAAAAGAACCGCTGATAAACAAGCTGAAGAATATGCTGAAGAAAAAAACATATCAACTGAAAACTTCTTTAGTTCAGAATGTTATCTTGTAGATGATGAAGAATATTTCAAGACTTATCAAGATGAATATCCTGATACTTACCAAGGTTCTCCAGGTTTAATTCCTGCCGAAGAAGATTATTATAATGATTACGGTCAAAAAAATAATTTCATGTTAGTACATGATTTCAATAAAGATTATACTTGGTTCGGTAAAGACTTCACCCAAGAACAAATTGACCAAGCCTATGAAGATAGAGATAACAAAAATATCAAGGAAATCGTTGATTCCTATGCGGCTTGACAAAATCACAAAAATATCGTATAATAGATTATAAAACATAAAAACAGGAGAGATTACATTATGGAAGGTTTATACAACAAAGAAAACTTATTTGCAGAGTTTGATATGCAAAAGACTAAAGCAAAGAAAGTAAAGTTTTTACAAGAAATGAAAGACTTAAAAAGAACACAACCACAGATGTTCCGTGGCACGGCACTATCACAAAAGAATTTAGACAATCTTATAGAAGAATGGTCTAAACCCGAGCCTTGGGCAGAAATAAACAAAGCTATTAGAACTCAACAAAAAATTATTTATTCTGTTGATGGTCAGGATTTAAAACTATAATGTTTAAGATATCAGTTATAATTTTATTGTTATTAATAATGATGAATCAATGTGGGGGATTAAACTAATGGGTATGTTTTACATAAATCAAGGTAGAAGTAAAAAGAAAAAACTACCACAGACAGTAAGTCTAAAAGCAGCAATCAAAGAACAAAGAAAGTTGCTTACTAGACTTGGGGTAAACCCAGATAGAACGATTGACCCAAATCAATTCAGAACATTTGAG